AGGATCACCCGAAAGCGCGGCCGGCGGTCGTCCACGTCAATCTGCGGCCCGCCGACGGACTGGATGGCGCAGATAAACGCATCGTTGAGCGCCGCATGATCAACCCACATGCCGCGGCTGTACTGGTACGTCGACCCGAGATGCAGCTGTAGCCATGCTACAAACGACTCATACACGGTAGATCCCTCGCAGTACCCCGGGGGCGGCTGGAATCATCTGCTCCATACCCTTGGCCAGAAAGCCAGGCTCACCGGCCGGGTCCCAGTAGTTGCCATTGCCGCTTTCCCGCGGCTGGCCTGCCAGGGTGCCGGGTGCCTCATGGACGTTCGATGCGTACTCGGCGGTGTACCCGACATACCCCTCGGTCTTGCCCGGGCTTTGCTGGATCTGGGGCGCATACTGGCTGTTGATCAGAGTGCTGGTATCGATCGGCACCATAGTCTGGGCCAGCGCTGCACCCTGACTCAGCAACGCGTACACGGCCGTTTCGGTAGTCGGACCGGTTATCTGCTTGATCAGCGCCTGGGTGTTCATCCTCACCCGCTGGATGCCTTGAATTGCCATGCACACCTCACAGATTGATCTGCATCACGTCCTTGCCGGTCTGGTCGCGGAACAGCACTACGGACTGAACGCCGGCCAGCTCGCGTCCGTGCTGGTCGGTAACCCGGAAACGGCCACCCGGTTGCACTGTGGCAGTCAGCTCGATTCGGCTGTCAGGAACCTGCTCGGGCGTATTGGTCAGCTCCAGCAGGGCACGCATAAATGCGCTTCGCGGGTCTTGATCCGCATCGTCGAGAAGCCGGTCATAAGCCTCCCGGATTAACTCAAGTGGGCTCATATCAGGTCACCAGTAGAAAGTCGGGCTCTTCGCCGAAGAAGGACATATCCCAGCTGGTCACGGAGCGTATCTCTTCCCAGCCGTCGGAACCATCGAACTGGATCATGTCCAGGTACTTGGGACGCTTGTCCTCGGTGTAGATCATGTGGCGGGAGATGAACTCTGCCCCCTGGGCGCCGGACTGACCGCCCTCGGCGCGCATCATCTCGTTCTTGGCCGCCCAGGTGCAGGCGATCTCGAAGGGCTCACCATAGATCGTCTGGCCAGACATCATGTCAATGCTGACAAAGGGCTTTACAGTGGCGATGTTCGTGTACGACCAGTTGGCTGTAGCGGACATCAGATGCATCCCCCTTTCGCGACCCACAGCCCGGCATAGGCCTTGGCGTTCGGGTCTGGCGGTATCAGCTCGGTTACGCAGCCGTGTTTATCCAGGCCGCGCAACAACGCCAGCTGGGCCTTCCAGCGGTCGGCGAACGATCCATACCGGAACGACCGGGAGGCGCCGGAAGGGGCTGTCTGGCTGCTGATGTACTTGTCGGCCTGCCCGAGCGCAAACAGCGCAAGCAGATAGGCCTGGATGAGGAGCGCGGTGCCCGGCGGGTAGTTTGCGCTCAAGCATTCCTGCACCGCGGCCAGCTGCTCAACCCATGCGTCCAGAATGAAATCGGGCACGTTATCGATGCCCTGGCTCTTCATGTACTGCTGGGCCTGTTCGATGGTGATCATGTCCGATTCCTGAATAAGGTGGCCCGAAGGCCAGAAACGACGAAGCCGCCCGAAGGCGGCCTCTCGTCATGTGCCGATTACTCAGCGGGGAGCAGCTTTTCCAGCTCGCCTTCTGGCAGCAGGGTGGCCAACTCTTCCGCACCCGAGCGACCGTCGAACTTGATTTCCAGCTCTTTCAGTCGCTTTGCAATAACGCCCTTGTCCAGCTTGCGCTCATTTTCCGATGTGCCGGCGGGCGTGGAAGGATCAAGCTCAGCGGCCTGGCCTTTGATGGCGCGCACGTTGGCCTTGATGACCGGGTGAACCTCCTCGAGATCCACCACATCACCGATTGCCACGCCGTGCCATGGACGAATTACCTCGTACTTAGGCATAACCCCCTCCTTAAGCGATGTTCGCGCCGTAGATGACACCAGACAAGCCTTCGTCATCACGCTTCACCTGGATACCCATGGCGGCCATGATCTGGAAGTTGTAGTTCACCTGCGGCAGCGGGCGCGGCAGCGGCACAACGCCGGTGGCCATGCCGACCAGAGGCGATACAACGTCCTGCCGGCGCTGGTAGCCCAGGAACTCGTTGCCGTTCAGGGCGAAGGTCTCGCGGAACTCACCGACCCGCGGGGCGAAGCGACGGACCTGGTCCATTACGGTGCCCACGGCCTGGCCGTTCACGAAGTACGCCTGGGTCATGTTCAGCATTGCCTGCGGAGACAACCAGACCACGTCGTACTTGGCGACCTTGTTCGCCATAGCTGCTTGACCGAAAGCGCCGGTGCTGAAGAAGGCAATCAGCTCGGCAGCAGGTGCGGTGGTCAGGTCGATGTCCGCGCCGCCGGCACCAGCGCCCAGGTTAACCTTGACGGTGTTGCGGTGGTTGCGCAGACCCTGGCCCGGGTAGTTCTCGACCTGGATCTTGCTGTCACCATCCAGGGTGTACGAGACCAGTTTCTTGTTGAACTTGCGCATTTTCGCGGCCTGGGAGTCCAGCACCAGGTCGATGCCCACGGTCTGCATGCCCGCTGCGTGGCGCCAGTTCACCCCATACCCTGCGGTAAACACGGGGATCGGGTCACCATCCGAGCTGTACTCAGTGTGGTCGAAGCTGTACGGGGCCTGGCCGTCAAGGCTGATCGATACGTCATCAGCGATATCGCCCACGGCGTTGTACAGCTTGGCAGTCTTGCCAACCGGCAGCACGGTCTGCACCTGCAGCAGGTCGTTGACGATCTCCATGCCGACTTCTTGGTCGCGCAGCTGCACGATCTGGCGGTCTACCTCGGCCCAGAACTCACGGCCAAGGCCAGCCAGGGCGTTAGCCTGCAGCATGTCCGGAGTCATGGCCGCACGGTTTGCGTTCAGCATGGCCGCGTTCTGGTTGTTCCAGATGTTGCGGTTGGCCTGCAGCTCTTGAAAGTGCCCCATCAAGCGGGGATGGGCACTGATAGCCTGTTGAGTCAGAAACATTGCTCTCTCCTTATTCCACGGTGACCGAGTCAGCGCGGGCGCGAATGCGGATGAAGTCCACCTCGGTGGTGGTGACCTCGTCCTGGATGTAACCGATCACCTTGTAGGTGCCGGCGCCTGATGGAACAGGAACGGCAAGCCCGGAGGCATTGACGGTCACAGGCTGATCCTTGGTGTAAGCGCCAGCAGCCATACGCACGGCGAACTCGCGGCCTTCTTCCAGGTAGTTGCCGATGGCGCTGTGCCCTTCCGGCACCGGGTCGGTAATGCCCAGGCCTTCGTGGTAAGCGCAGTCGATGATGTAGAGGCGGCCGACTACCGCAGATGCTTGGGCAAACTCGTCGTCACCATTGATGACAGCGAAGGTGCCCGGGTACAGCGCGGCGGCGGTCTTGCGGGTCTCGGTCTTGAACAGCGACTTGCCGTCGATGTTCACGCGACGATAACGGGGCATGGCGGTTACTCCTTCGGCAGGTTGTCGATATCAGCGGTCAGGCCTGTGGGGCCACTTGCCGAATTGGTGCCCAGCGGGGCGGCATCACCGCACTGCTTGAACATTTCCTTCAACGCGTCACCCTGGAGGCTGTTGGCGATGACTTCGCCGAACTTGGCCTTCACGGCTTCGCGCATCTCGTCTTCCTCGGCGCGCTGGTTGGCAGTCAGCGACTCCGCCAGCTTGTCGTGGTTGGCTGCGAGCGAATCAACCTTGTCCGCCAGCGGCTTGATGATGGTCTCCGCCAGCTTGTCGATCACGCTGGTGGTGTTTGCGCCGATTTCTTGTACCAGCTCGGCCTTTTCTTCAGCAGTCAGGGGCATATCGCCCTCCTTCTCAGGTTTATCAGGCCGGGCCTGATGGTTGGTGAACAGGGATTTGAGGCTGTTGGCGATCATTGCCACCCAGCTCTCTTGGCGCTGAACCGGGGATCCGGTCGCGTCGATGGTGATTTTTCCTGCCTCGTCGGTGTAGCCGTACACCTCAGCGGCGCCGCCATTGCGAACGATGATGACCTGCGCGTCGGTGAAGTCGGCGATCCAGACGTATTCCGTCTCCTCGGAGGAGAACCGGGCCTTGGCGGCTTCATGCAGGCGCTGCTCACGCTCGCGATACGACTCGCCAATCAGGGCGCCGGCGTTGCCCTGCAGTGCTTTCGCCTGGTCTGCGTTGACCATGAGCCCCACGCCCTG